TTATCCGCCAGATTGTTTCTCAATATTTTTAGGATCAAAATGATTAAAGTGTTCTGCAGTGTTAAATTCTAATTTGTTTGTGACATGACCATAAATATCTGAGGTTGTTTTAGCACTGGCATGTCCGGCTCTTTTCTGAATAGCATTAATGCTCTCACCTGCTTCTATAAGGAGAGCGACCATTGTATGTCTTAAATCATGTAGTCGAATGTTTTTTAATTTGTGTTTGTTTTTGATTTTTGACCATTTGGAAGTAGGGGTTGTGTAATAGTAAGGCTCACCAAAACCATTATGAAATAAATATTGGTGATCATCTCCTTCCCATAAGTCACCAACTAATAGTTTTTCTTTTTTCCACATGATATGGTACTGCTTTAATTCATCCATATACCAGTTAGGCATCTTTACAAAACGTTTAGAACTTCTTGTTTTAGGTTCTTTAACATAGGGTTTGCCATCAACTGTCTTTGAGATTGAACGATTAATATGAAAGCCGCCGAGATCCCAATCAACATCCAAATGCCATTCAAGTGCAAGACCTTCACCGCGTCTTAGACCGCCGATCATAGCAGCTAAAAAATAAAGTCTCCATTTAATATCAACTTCTTTATACAAAATTTTTATACATTCAGCAGCTTCGTCAGCTTCAAAATAGTTCATTTCTTGCTTTTCATGTTCTGGTTGAGGAAGTCCTTTCATAGGATCAACCTTAATGATCTTCCATTCTTCAGTTGCAGTTTTAAAAACAACTTGTAGAATTTTAAAAATGTCCTGTATAGTGGCTCCGCTTAAACCTCCTGGTTTCCCATCTTTTCGTGCGCCATCTTTTTTTAAACTGTCTAAAAAATCTACAATATGAAGGCTTTTTATTTGCTCCATTCTTTTATTGCCAAAGACAGGGAGAATATGATTTTTTAAATGTCTCCAATATACATCGGAAGTAGTGAGAGAGTATGGTTTTCCGCTCTTTCGATAAAGCTTCTTCTCTTTCCACTTAGCGATAAAAGATTCAAATGTTAATTTTTCAGGTTCTATGTATTCTTCAGAAGAAACTTCGATTTTAAATTGATAGAGCTGATCTGAGAGATACTCTTGCAATCTTCTTTTCGTCTTTAATAGTTTAGTATCTTCTATGCGAATGGTTTTAGTTTTTTTCTTTCTTTTTCCGTTTATATCGTGACCAGCTTCAACAATTAATCTAAAAGAATTGTTTCCTCTTTTTTCAATGCTAGCCATATAAATCACTCCTACTATGAGAAATCTACAATAAATAATTTAAAGTCTTTTTCCTTTTTGAATAACTAAAACATTGAAGCTTACATATTAATAAAAAGCATATTCAAGCATTGTTTTGTTTTGAATCTGATTGTAATAGTTTGGAAAGGTAATCAGATTACGATAGAACATTTCCAGTCTATGATGCGCAAAGTCAAATGAAACTCCAAAACGTCTTGATATAAAGGGCACAGCTTCATATATGGAGTTGGGCATATCTATTTTATTCAAAATGAAACTTGGAACTGCAAAGTGATACATGAATGCATTCGCTTGATTTTCTTGCATTTGTTTAAAGAGATAATGTGTATTATTCTGTGCCCCAGTGTGTTTTAAAATGTGGCAAAGTTCATGACAAAAATCTTCTCTTTGTTGAAATGAGTCTTTCCTTTTGTCTATGACAATAACTTTCTTATTTAGGATACTAATCGCCTTTGATTCTGCTGATTTATAAATAAGAGAAATATCAAAGTGTCTGGCCACTGCTTCAATATTTAATGGGTTCATATCATCTAAAGATAATTTGCTATAAATATCTTTCACTTCTATTTCTAATGCGGAATACATGTATTTCAAGAAAAATCCCCCCTAGCTTAAGAATGTATGTTCGTATTTTATTTTAAAAAAATAAATACTCGAATTGAGTATCTATTTAAAATTTGACTTTAACCTTTTTCTCATCAGTAACAGTAGTTCCATTACCAACGGAGCTGTCAAAAACAAAAGTGATTTCTTTTATGTCTTTAGGATCACTTTCAAAAGGTATACCTTGAGTAATATCCTTTTTTGCTCCTGAATAAAGTTCCCATTCTCCAGAGTCAAGTAGTTGGTTTTCTTTAGCGTTAACTTGTTCTTTTGTGTTCAAGATAACATGTGATATTTGTGGCCATAGTAAATCAATTTTCCCTTTGTTCTCTGCTGAAAAAGATATTTGTATGTAATTAACGGGGTTTTTAAGTTTCAATTTAAGCCCCTGTTGATACGATTCGAGAAGATCATCTGAAATATTAGATATACTCAAAATTTTTACGTCCTTGATATTTATTGACAATGGATCAAGGTCAGTGGTTTCATCAACAACTTTAATATTTTTTAATTCATATATTTCGTTGTCCTCACCTTTATTCTTTTGACCAACTTTTGTCAAAGGACCATCAACGTATTCTCCTTGCTTTGGAGTCTCTTGTTTTTTCTCTGTGTCTTTTTCATCAGTACCAGCAGTATCGTTATTACCGCATGCACCAAGGAAGACTAAACAAAAAATTAGTAGAAATAACAATCTTCCTTTTTTCATTTAATTAGATCCCCCTGTTTTTATAACTCCGAATTTAATCTTTTTTACCAAAACCTTTTTTAAGGATTAATTCTAATAATTCACGAGCTTCTTCTTCGGTAATTTCTCCATCTCGAGAAGCGATTAATGTTTCCGGATCATTTAATATTCGACTTGTTTGTTCATCAATACTGTTTCTACCTTTGAGAAGAAAATCAATCGAGACATCTAAAATGTTCGATATAGCTATTAACGTATTATGGTCTGGCTCTCTTTTCCCTAATTCATAGGCTGTATATGCTGGTCTGGAAATACCAAGTTTATCTGCCATATATTGTTGCGTTAGTTTTTTTTCTTTTCTAATTTTTTTCAAATTATCTGGAAACATTTTATCACCTACCCTTTAATAAATACATTCTAACGTAACGTTTAGTTACATATAAGTGAATGTAACAAAAAGAAACTTTTTTTCTCAAAGGGGTTGATTTTGTAACACAATGATACTATCATAAGAGTAACGAAACGTTACTTTTCCAAAAAGGGGTGTTACAATGCGTGACTGGTTGAAATTAGCTAGGGAAAGTAAATCTCTAGTACAACAGGATGTAGCAAATCTTGTCGGTATTGAGAGACCTTACTACACAATGATAGAGACTGGGAGTAGAAAGCCCAGTGTTAAAATCGCAAAAAAATTAGCAGAAGTATTAGAAATCGATTGGACTTTGTTCTTTGATGACAATGCTTAAATTCAATAAGGAGGTTGTTAAATTGCCAACAAAAACAACTATGACTGTTCAAGAAACGGCTGATTTCCTTGGGGTACATCACGACACTGTTTACACAATGGTTCGTGAAAAACAAATACCGTTCTTCCGAGTAAGAAAAAGAATTTTCTTTAAACGAGAAGTTCTTGAAGAATGGCAATTAGCACAAATGGAATCCAATTTTCAGCCAGTTGAATGATTAATAATTTACCACCTTAGAATACAGCGGATTTTTAGGTTTTTCTGTTCCAATTCGCAACATGTTCTATATAGGAACAATAAGGGGGTGAGGAAGTTGAGGTTGGGGGTAGTGCTCCGACAAGCAAGGAAAAGAGCTGGGATGTCTCAAGAGAAGTTGGCTGAATTGTTAAGTCGCTCAAGGAGCTGTATATCAAAATTTGAGAACGATCAAAAGATGCTTGATGTTCCTACATATGTACGGTGGATGGAGGCGACAAATGCAAAAGAAGCCATGATCGCAACTTTATGTGGTGTCGATCCACTTGCGGTCACTCAGCAAATTACAGCCATTATGGCTTTGTTTGGAGGATGAAGATGAGAAAAGCGATTTTCAAGAGTATTGATCATGAAGGGATAACTGCTGAAATGATCTGTATTGAACAACTACAAAAAAGATTAATGAAAGCACTTGAGAGTGCTGATATCGCTACGGCATTAGCAGCTCACAAAGATATTGCTAAATCATTAAACCAAATTCAGCGTTACGAAAGCCAAGCTAAAGTTCATTTATTAAAACAGGCTGCGAGTATTACAAAAATCAAATATCCAAAATCACTAAAAAATAGATTGAGAGGATTGATCTAGTTGAAGTATTTGTTCACAGCAAGTCGTTTAATGAAGGCGAAAGATATCGTGAAACAATGTCAGATGCGTCATACAGAGGAAGGGCTCATTTTATTAGCCGCTCTGGAATTACAGATCAGAACGGAAATAGAAAACAGAAAAAAGCAGCAAGCTCCGACACTTACTGCTTAAATCATTTCAAACCATGAATAACAAAATGATCGATCTCATTATAGCGTTATTTAGAGATCACGACAAGGCTTATTCTTGTCGTCCGGCTTGCGGATGGGACAGTGCACACCTACCCCCTCAAATCATGCTCCATCCGCGGTCGGACGATGCGAATAAGCATCAAATAATGTGTTAAGGAGGAAAGAAGTCTTGAGAACTAAACCAGTTATTAAACCTTTCAGTGAGAGACAGTCTGATCAGTTCTATTTATCACAAGTGAATGGATCAATTGTGATGACTAACAAAGGTAAGCCAATGTTCCAATTTCCTGATAAACAAGCCTTTGAGAAATTTCAACAACTAAAGGCAGAAGCGATCCGCTCAAAATTAGAGATTTCTTAATGCTTACACCAAACAGAAGAGGAGGGAAGAAGATGAATATTGAGCATCCGATCATCACAGAGATTAATAGATATGGCTATCCAAAAGATATGGTCAGGCAAGAGGAACACTTTGGAATCGATTTTTATGGGTCAGAAATTTTGTTAGAAGATGACTATGTTGAGGATAAAAATTCGGGTGAACTGATCTTGCGAGAAAATCTAGAACGATATCTTGCAGAGGAACTTGATTTTGAATTTAAAACAGCAAAATAAAAGAGTTCACTCCCAACAAGTGAACTCTCATCTAAATAACCAGACACAGAATAAGGTGTCAACCACTATTATAAGCAGGTTGGCACCTAAATTCAATGGGGGGGTTCTTATATGAATGGATTGTCAAATGTTGATTACTCGAACTATATGGCAGCTTCACAGCCATCAGCAGGAACTTCAGTAACAACCGAAGCTATGGTTAGTCGGCAGGCACAGGAAGTACAAGCAGCTATGGTCATAGCAAAGAAGTTTCCAAGAGACGTTTATGCTGCTTTTGAACGAATCAAGAAAGCATGTGAGCGTAGGTTATTAGCTGAGAATGCTGTCTACGAATATCCACGAGGTGGAACAAAGGTATCAGGTCCTTCAATTCGTCTGGCTGAAGCTCTGGCACAGAATTGGGGAAACATTGATTACGGAATCATGGAACTTGAACAAAAAGCAGGAGAATCTTCTGTTATGGCTTATGCATGGGATCTTGAAACCAATACTCGTCAGACCAAAATATTTACGGTGAAGCATGAACGAAAAGCAAAAGGAGCCATTACAAAGCTCAACGATCCAAGAGATATATATGAACTGGTTGCAAACCAAGGTGCACGTCGAGTTCGTGCCTGCATTCTTGGAGTGATACCAGGAGACATTGTTGATGCAGCAGTTGATATGTGTCAAAGAACACTTATTGATGGCCATAAAGAGCCTTTAGAAGATCGCTTAAGAAAAGCATTAACAACATTTAAAGCTGATTTTGGTGTTACGAAGGAAATGGTCGAGGAATATGTCGGAAGCAAATTGGATGCATTTACTGAGCAGGATTACCTCAAAATAGGACGCATCTATACGTCACTTCGTGATGGTATGGCAAAGAAAGAGGATTATTTCAACGTCAAAGTTTCAGGTGCTACAAAATCAAAAATCGAAGAAGAGTTTCTAAAGCAGCAGGAACAAAAAGAGAGTGATGTAAAGGCTGGTGAGCCAGCAAATGATGATTCCGACAATCAACAAGGAGAATTATTACTCTAACGAGATCGATCAAGTTTATATGTCAAATTCTCAATATAAGAGTTTCTTAGAGTGTGAGGCGGCTACAATGGCAAAACTCAACGGTGAATGGCAGCCGCCGTCCTCTGAAGCTCTACTCTTTGGTCAATATGTTCATGCCTGGCTTGAAGGAGAGCAGGCCTTTGATGAATTTAAGATGAATACACCTGCTCTATTTACACAAAAGGGCCAATTGTATAAACAATATCAATTGGCTGATCTCATGATTGAAGCTATACAGAATGACGATTTATGCATGTTTGTTCTTCAAGGAGATAAAGAAGTGATTATCACAGGTAAGTTGTTCGGAGTACCTTGGAAAGGAAAACTCGATGTGTACAACCCTGCAGGTGGTCGCTTTGCTGATCTTAAAACAACTCGTTCTCTCAGAGAAAGAATATGGGATCAAGAGCTTGGCTATTGTTCATTTGTAGAAGCCTACGGATATATTGCTCAAGTGGCCCTCTATGCGGAAATAGAAAGACAGGAAGCAGGACGTAGTGAGTGGTTAGAACCTTTGATTGTGGCCATATCAAAAGAAGATCCACCAGATAAAGCAGTTATCAATATTGATGAGTCAAGAATGGAAATTGAGTTAGAGGATATAGAAAAAAACATGGAGCGGATCGTTCAGGTTAAGCATGGCGGAGAAAGACCTAGAAGATGTGAAAAGTGTAAGTATTGTCGATCTACAAATCGACTTAACCGCATTATCCATTTTTCCGAGCTGGTGAACAGCTAGTGATTGAGAAGCTAATCATTAAAGTTCCTATTCCGTTTGTATACCTGTCTTTATCTAAATCAAGTCATAATCAAGCTGCGTTATTTAGAGCGTATGTAAAGGGTTATATCCAAAGAAATGAACCAGGTCTTACTTTTATTAGGATCAGTGGAATGTACGCTTTATGTGAGACTAAAATGCCTTAATTGACGATGTTGGGGAGGAGGAAGTTATTTGTCTACTGGATGGGTAAAACTGCATCGAAAAATATTAGAACACGAATTATGGAATGACGTGACTACCTTTAGACTGTTCACTTTATTAGTTATGAGAGCAAGTCATCAAGATGGCTTCAAAATGAATGGAGTTGTATTAAATAAGGGCCAGTACATAAGATCGTACTCAAAACTATGTGAGGACCTCGCTTATAAAGAAGGAAGAGGGTTAAAAAAGCTGTCTAAAAGTACAATTATGCGTTCAATTAAGAAACTTGTTACGAACAACATCATTACTGTTAGCGAAACGGAACTAGGAACACTATTCACCATTGTTAAATACGAGTCATATCAAGAGTTTTCGAGCGATCACGAAACAGAACCCAGAACGGAAGAAGAACCTATCGCAGAACGAAGACGGAACGAAAGCGGTACGAAGTCGGAACTATATCAAGAATTAAAGAATTTAAGAATTAAAGAAGAAGAGGAAGAAGAAAAGAGAGCCTCAGTAGAAAATGATTTAACTCCTTTCCAGCAGATCGAAGAAAAATACTTATCACGAAAAGGTGGGTTGATGTTAACACCAAAAGATTCAGCTGCCATTGAAAGGATTCTAAATGAGAGAATCCCACATGAAAACATTTTGCAGTGGATCGACGATATATTCGATCAATATCAGCCGAAGCATAGAGCAGACAGTATTAAATCATTTGCGTACCTAGAATCAGCAATTCTTGATCGTTGGTTTGCACAGCAGCACCAACCTCAGCCTCTTAAAAACAATGTTTCTGAATTTAAACCAAAGCAGCATAGGCAAAGTAATTTAGATGCACTAGCTCAATACGCAAAAGAAAATGGGATTAAATTTGGAGGAGGTTGATGGACATGAACCAAGAGCAAGCAATGTCTATTCTAACAAGAATTGCAGCTGCCTATCCAAGGTTTGAACTCACTACAGACGCGATCGGAAAAGAAAGAATTAAACTCTGGCTTGACCACTTAAAGGATCAACCCTATGAACAGGTTTTGAAAAAGATCGACCAGCACATTGCTGAAAAGAGATTCCCACCTGCTATCGCAGAGATCAAAATCAAACAACCAGAGCAAAACGAATTCTTAGCGAAACAGAAAGTGTGGGAACAAAATGCAAAATTTGCGAAACGTAGAGGCTGAACAGTTTTTATTAGGTTGTATCATCCTTGAGGGTGATCTGATTAAAGAAACGGCACTAGAGCCCAGACATTTTGCTGAAGAACGGCATAAGCGGATTTTCGAAGCGATAAGGGAAGTGGACAAATTAGGTAAGCCTGTTGAATTGGCCAATATCGCTGCAGCTATGGGAGACCTTTTAAATTCAATTGGAGGCTTTGAATACTTAACCAATCTTGCAAGTACTGTTCCCTCAAAACATGCTTTCGAGACCTATGAAACATTAATTTACGAGGCTTTTAGACTCCGAGATTTACAAAGTGCTGCTTTAGCTTTTGCTAATGCCCCATGTGATGAGGGCATCACTGAGCTTTATCAAAAGACCATTGAAGTGCAAGAAGTTGGAGTTAAAGCTACTCGGACGAAAATGGATGTTCTGACCGAGATATTCATGAGCATGGAAGAAGATCAAGGGGATCTTACAGGAGTCGACACTGGTCTTGCGGATCTGAACGCCATGACAGGTGGTTGGCAAAAAAGCGATTTGATAATCGTGGCTGCTCGTCCATCGATGGGAAAGACTGCTTTCGCTCTTAACCTAGGCTGTAATAACGCACTAAAGGGTGGAGTAACAGATATTTTTTCGCTAGAAATGTCAGATACACAGTTAACTCATCGAATGTTAAGCAGCCTTGGAAGAATTGAAGGCACGAAGTGGAGGAATCCGAAAAAGTACTTTAGCGATCAAGATTATGATAGAGCCAACAAAGCTATGGGTGAATACGAAAAATTAGATATCTACATCCATGATCAGCCCACTCAAACAGTCGCAGATATCCGGTCACAGATCCGTAAAACGAAAAAGGATCATCCTGATCAAGATCATTTAGTGATCATTGATTATCTTCAGCTCATTACCCCAATCGGTAAGTTTGAGAGCAAAAACTATGAGGTTGGAGCTATCACAAAAGAGCTGAAGAATATGGCGAGAAGCTTTAATGTCCCAATCATTTTGCTATCACAACTCTCACGTGGAGTGGAACAGAGGCAAGATAAACGTCCAATGATGTCTGATCTGCGTGATTCAGGAAGCATTGAACAAGACGCTGATATCGTTACGTTCCTCTATCGTGATGATTATTACAACAAAGATAGTGAGCAGAAAAATATAGTCGAAATCATCTTTGCTAAACAGCGAAATGGTGAGGTTGGGACAATTAATGCTGCATTTATGAAAGAGTACGGAAGGTTTGTAAACTTATCGCGGCAAATGGAAGCCGCTTTATGAAATGAGGAATGAACATGTCAATCAATAGCGATCAGCGCAAACAGTTCTTGCTCAAAGAATTGAAGCGCATTGGATATAAACCAAGTGAGAATGAAAGTCTCGAAAAACTATCACTCTATGATCTTGAAATGATAGTCATTTCAGCCAAGAGTAAGCGAGGAAATAAGGCTTTAACATATAACGCGAGGATGGGGGCAATCGAATGAAAATAGCATTCACCGTCTACGGAGAGCCGGTAGCACAGGGGCGTCCAAGAGCTACTCACATGAATGGTATGACAAGATTATACGATCCCAAGAAGTCACGAGACTTCAAGCAATACGTGAAGTTGGCTGCGAGCGATCACCGTCCTGATCAACTTCTTACTGGTCCGCTGGAGTTGAGGGTTAAAGTTTACAAATCCACTTTAAAAAGCTTCAGCAAGAAAAAGGCCGCAGAAGCTGAAAGAGGCGAGTTGAGGCCCGCGAAGAAGCCCGATGTTGATAACTACATCAAAGGGATAAAAGATGGCCTGAATAAAGTCATTTGGCAGGATGATAGCCAGATAGTTGATTTACATGTAAGTAAGTTCTACAGCAGCTCACCGAGAATCGAAGTCGAAGTCTCAACTCTCACACCAACCCATAAGGAGGAACAAATATGTCTTTTGTAAATTTTGATGGATCAGTCAAGAAAGTAAATCATAAGCCTAAAGGTGTTACAGAATTGGTCCTTGAAATCTCAACGAAGGATCTAGGAAACAGCATTCAAAACCTTGCTGAAATGATTGATAACGATGTGCGTGTTGAAATTGAAAGCGATATTGTCCGCTATAACGTGCAGATCAATGCTCACACTGAGCGGCCAATTGTAAATTATGAAGTAGATCAGAGCGGTGTGGTCCATATAGCAAAACCTGAGTCAGAACAGCTCGAAGCTGAACTAGGTTTACCAGAAGAAAAACCAAAAATTGAAGAAAAGCCGATGGAGATTAAGCGTGAAGTGGTGGATCAATTCATCGTTGAAGGTATGGCTCCAAAACAGGAAGGTTTCCCTGAGAATATGGCTGACATTGTGAAACGGCGAATTGAGGGTGAATCATACCGCAAGTTGGCCACAGAGCTTGAGATGTCATCCGGCACCGTCGTTGATCTGATCAATGACTACCGAGCAGCAGTGGCTCCGCTTGCTGAAAAATGGTGGGATTGGAAAGAGGATCAAGCCAACGAAGCTGAACCGTTGCAAAAGGAAAATGCTGAAGAAGAAGCAGCTGAAGGTGAAGCTGAAGGTGAAAAGGGTTCAGATGATAGCGTATCAGATGAATACGATATTCCTAAAGATGAACAAAAAGAAGAGGAAGACGGGGCTGCATAAGATGGCACGTAAACGGTCAAAACGGTGGTTCTTGCTTTATCGCGAAGAGGATGGACAGCGCGTCCACCTCTATGAACCACTTAAAAAATATGAACTGCACAGTCGTATCAGGAAAGGATGGAGGATAGTCAGATGATTAATAAAATCAAGTTCTTCTTCAAACATAAGCACTTCTTTTGCTTTAAGTGTAGGAACCTTGTTTCAGTTGAGCGAGGCTATGAGTTGGAATTTTGCACACGGGTTTTCAATGGTCCTTACTGCTCGAAGTGTGGAAGGAGTTTCAGGAAATGAAACAGATCGTCAAAGGAGATTGGGTGGAAGTTGTAGGTAAAGGTGATCACAAACATTTACGCGTTCAGGGTTACGTTCTTGAAATTGCTGAGGGAGAGCTTTTAATAAAGTCACGTTTCGGACGAAAGGGTGTCTATCCCGAAGATTGGGCTAAAAACATGGATATAACGGTCACTGAAGCTGGCTTAAAGGATCTTATTAACTTGGCCTTAGACATAAAGGACAAGCATCTATTTGAAATGTATACGCGTGATTTACAAGCTCTACAGAGCAAATAAAAAGAACCAAAGCACAAGGCTCCGGCTCTAATGAATCTCGACAATTCATTATAACATGGGAGGCCTTGTGCGCATGAATAATCCTTACAAACATATAGACTCTAACATCTCAATTAATCAGCTTTTTGAAAAAGGAGAAGTTAAAGTCATCATCCTAGATGGCCATTCCAACGAAGCGTTTTTAGCTGAAGCACCTATTTACGGTAAAACGGAAATCACTACACGTGACGGCCAATTCACAAACTTAAATTACTCAAGTTCACACAAAATAAAATAGCAGGAGCTTCCTCCTGCAGGGAGGCAGTCAAAATGAAAGAAATCTGGTATTCAAAATCACCATTTGCTGAATTTTGTATTGTCAATACAGCGAGCGGATACGTTGCCTATTGGCGTTCTGATCTCTTAACAGATGCAAAATGGAGCGAGTATGACACATATCAATCCTATCCAGCAGCACGTCGGAATCTTGGTAAAGTCGGCTGTGCTGGAAGTATGAAAAGGGTCGAGCGGTTGCCATGGGAAATCGTGGCATGACCTTGAAGGGAATATGTCTCACTAGTGAGTTTACACCGTTAGAAAAGGGCGTAGAATACTTTCTCTTTCCTCTTGGTTCCGCTCATTATTATGTATCAAAATTTGATAGTCCTGGCTCACACTATGGAGCATTTGAAGCCAGGCATTTTTTAATAAAGCAAAAAGGACAACACCAGCAACAGCTGACACTGTTCTGAGGGAGGATCATATGGAGTTTAAACCATCTGAAAACATGTCATATGAAGGGCTTTGGATGGCTCTGGATGACATCAAACGACGAATAGGGGATGCGGTGCTGTCTGGTGATCGCATCAATAGCCCTTACATCAAAGGACAAAGAAAAAAAGCTGAAACAATTAAAGATGAGCTGCTGCGCCGGTTTGATCAACAGGCCAAGCAAGCAGAATGAAAAAAGAGAGGAAGATCATTATGAAACTGAGAAGCATTTTTTATTTAAACGTACAAGGCATAAGACTTTTGGGAGGGTGGGATCACTACCCTAGTGAGGACGAAATGCGAAACGCATTAATTAATATGTACGGCTCTTGTACTCACTTAGGAGAACGGCCAATTATTTTTGAAGTCATTAAGCAAAACACGTTTTATCAAGGGGATATACAAGATTTGCAGGAGGGCTTCTGATATGAAAACTGTGCCAGCGATTGTATTTAAAAATAAACACACTGCCCGCTATCTAAGTTATGGACCTGATTTTATGGATTTAACCGATCCTAACGGAGATGTAAAAGAAATTGTAGATGCGTTGTGTCTCATTAGAAAAGATTGTGAGAAGCCAAGTGATCAAGATTTAACCGATTTTTACAACCTTGTGTCTCAACACAATGCTCCTCTTGATATTAACGATCTCAAAAACTGTTACGATCCTGCTCATGTTGATTATACAATCGAAGAATTTGAAAGAATCAAGGCAAGACATGAGGAGGAGTATTGATGCGAGAGATTAAATTTCAGGCATGGGTAATTCAACATAAATTAAGTAGCTCTAATATGCATTGGGCAGGTATAGACAGTTACGAAGAAATTATTGATGTTCATGACATTTCTTTTGATAACGGAAAAATAGATTACGTTACAGATAAAGATGGTGATGAATATTCGCTTGCTGATAAAAGTTTGAAAGCAGTTCGACGATACACCGGATTAAAGGACAAGAACGGCCGGGAGATTTATGAGGGAGACATAGTTAGAGGGTCACTCCGATTGCACGAAGATGTTGATCCAATCATGCGAAAGGTGTGTATGCATAATGGCTGCTACATGTTCGGAGTTTGGAATGCTCATGAGTATTTCAACAAACATCAGCATATCGAAGTTGTCGGCAACATCTATCAAAATCCTGAACTGTTAAAAACGGAGGGTGAATGATGGCAAAGTCAGCCCTCACACTAAAATTAGAGAGGCAGATACATGCCAAAACTCAAGAAAATCAAAGTATGTATGGATGTTTTGAAGTGACCATCGGCTATGAGTATGGTCGAGCAGGATATGAGCGAATTGACTATCTGACTTTTGACACGAAAGGCATATGGAGAGCATATGAAATCAAAGTATCTCTTTCGGATTTTCGATCTAGCGCCAAAAAAAGTTTTGTCGGTCATTACAACTATTATGTGCTAACAAAGGAACTTTACGAAAGGGTAAAAGATGAGATACCAAGTCATATCGGTGTTTTTGCTGATTATCGGTATGTCAAAAGAGCGAAGCGCCAAGAGCTTGCTGTAAACGAAAATGTTTTAAAAGAAGCGTTTATGCGTGCCGGTGCAAGAGAAGCTAACAAATTATACAAACTACAAGAAAAAGGAGTATAACAAATGAAAAAACTACTAATCACACTATCTATTATTGTGGCTGCGGTGCTTTGTGCGCCGGCAGCCGCAGCTGTAACGAGCGGATACAAAACAGTAGACGGACACACAATCAGCGTATCAACGGATGCAAATTCATATACACCGAGAGCTAAATCAATCGACGTGACAGCACGTAAAACGGGATCTGAAACGGTCTATTATCGTTTCACTTTGCAAAAAAAGGTGAGCGGCAAATGGAAAAATCAACGGTTCAGCTTGGTCGGATCATTTAAGAACGCCACACCAGCAAAGGAGTTTTACACAGTTAATCACACATCCGGCACGCATCGGATCAAGATGACCATATATAAAAACAGCAATTGGACAGGCGTTAAAGGGCATATTTATACGCCCGCTTTCGAGGTGCGGAAATGACAATCAGAACATGGCATGACTTAATAAGAAGGTATTTCCCTGACGCTGATGATAAGCGATGTGAATTTATCTTGTGGGAAAAGACTGCTTTTCCTCTTGTACCTGTAGAAACTATTGAAAGGCAGCTGCAAGAATATGCCGAGGAGGTCACGAAATGATGAATGTACGAATTGTTGATGACAATTTTAAAGAAATATCTACTCAACCGATTGATATTAAAAAGGTTGATAACTTGATTCGTTTAGTTGCAAAGTATGGGATTGCTGATTTAGATGGGGATAAATATAAATACGAATCAGCTATCTATCTGCCATTGGAGAATGCGTTTGAGATCAGAGTCTTTCCAATAGAAGAATAAATCATATGACATAGATCGGTGCAAAATTGCTCTGGTCTATGTCTTTCATTGTTTATAGGAGGTCGAGGAAATGGGAGCTGAACAATTGTGTTTACTGCCAGGGATCGATGAGAAACAAGTCAGAAATGCTCTGATCAAAGAGCTGAAGGTTTATAGGGCGTTGAAGGTTAAAGAAGAAAACAGAAAAGAGCAGGAAGCAAACGGTGCAACAGGCCTTTTTCCTTCTCTCAGGAACCAGGAAACTTTAAATGAACTGAAGGTCCGGCAGATAGAAAGAGCGCTTGAAAACAGCCTGGATGAAATTGAGCAAGATATCATCCGGATGAAATACCTGACATCACGTGTGGTGAAGGATTTGGAGGTGTGTGAAGAACTGGGTCTGAAGAAAGACCGGTATTACAAATTGAAGAAGCAAGCGACGTTTAACCTTTCGACAGCACTCGGAATCATATGAGTGCTGTTTTTTGTATCTTTATTCCTATTTAATGACAAGTTTTGTGTTGGTAAAATTGACCTTGTCAATGAATAGGAGGGAGTGACTTCTTCTGGGGAAGATACTTGATGCTAAAGCATTAACAAGTGCCATGGATACAAGAGCGAAACACTATCAGGAACTCCGCGAACAAATGGTAGATTTAAAAAAGGCATTACAAGGTGTGGCAAACCTCGGTGATGATTTCACTGGTAAAGGTGCCGATAATATTAAAAGCTTTTATAAAGAGCTAGCTGGGAATGTGGACATGTTTATCAGCTTCATTGATAAGCAAATAGCTTTTCATGAAGGTGTGTCTGGGACACTTGATGATACGAGCTTTGGCGGTGATACTTTTGTAGAAGAGCACTTTTTAGACAACGCTGTACATATGGGTATCAAAAATGCCAAAAGCATTGTAAAGGATCAAAAAAAGGCACTCAAAACCATATTTGAAGATATCGATGACCTTATTTCTTTGGAGGTATTTGATAGCCAAACCTTTGATGAAAAAATAGAAGATGCGGAAGATGAACGAAAAAAGACAGTAAAAGACTTAATAGAGCTTGATCAAAATTTAAAAGATGAATATGCTTTGTCAGAGACGGAGCAGCAAGCTACAATGGCATTGTACGCAGAAATGATGAATGCCACGAATGACGGGAAATCCATTTCACCTATGAATTTTGACAAAAAAGCATTTCAAGATAGTGAAATCTACAAGGCGAAAAGCGATATTGAGAAGCAAACTGCTGAATATCTCAAAATCAAAAAAGAACAAGAAGAAGCCCGCGAGATCGCAAAGGAACAAGAAGCGCTCGCCAACCGTCCTTGGTATGAAAAAGCCCTTGACTATGGGGGAAACATTGTCAATGAGCTAACAGGTGTGAATGATGCTAAACGTGCAGCTACGGGCGTCGATCCAATCACAGGTGAAGAGCTTACGGCAGGCCAACGAGTCGCTGCAGGTGGCATGGCAGCAGCCGGTTATATCCCTATCGTCGGCTGGGCAGGACGCATTTTTAAAGGCGGGAAAGCCGTCTATAAAACCACCCAAGCCACGTCAGCCGCAGTCAGAGCGGTCGACATCTATAAGACGTCACAAAAATCTTTTGATGCCCTAAAGACATCCCAAAAAGGTTTATACGGGCTCACCGCGACCAACGGCTTCAGCGAAGCGATTACAGGTCGAGACATGTTTGGAAACAAGGTCTCGAAAGAACAGCAGGAAGCAAGTATGAATGCGGCGCTTGCAATGCTTTTACCGTTTGGTATGAAAGGACCTGTGAAGAAAACTCCAGGAGTTATCCAGAAGTCAAATAAACAAATTAGTGAAAGCTATGATGAAATAAAGAGATTCAGGGAAAAAGCGGGATTAAAACCTTATGCTATTGATTCTGGTGATACGGTAGCAGCAGTTAAAGTTAACGACAGGACATTTTTTGGAGTGAATTCCACGATCACTAAAGAGTCGCAAAAAGCAACAAGAGAGCTAAGACAAAAGTGGTTAAAAGAAGTACAATGGGTTCCACCTAAAAAGAGTTCCCCTAAACATTTAGGCCATGCTCAGTCATTGACACATGCAGAATCTCATTCATTAATTAGAGCTTTTGAAAAGGAAGGTCAATTACCGCAAAAAGTAACTATGTTTGTAGATAGGAAGACTTGCAATATTTGTAGAGGAGAAATGCCAGCCTTGCTAAAAAGGTTGGGGGTTGATGAATTAGAAGTTTATAGTGGTGGATTAGAAAAGCCTTTAGTTATCAAAGCAACTAAATAAGGAGGAAATTTCGTGATTGTATATAACGGACCAGTTGAAGAACCAGTTGAAAACCCTGGAGAAGAATTTATTAAAAATATTTTCTTTGAAAAAGAAGCGGATTATTGGAAACAAGGAAGTGGAGATTCTTGTTTTGAGGTAGAGGGAGAAGATGAATGGCTTATTTTCTTTTATGATGAGCCATATGGATTCTTTATCATGAGACATCCAGATTATTTAGTTCCTTTGAAAAAGGATGTTGAAATAGAAACAATAGAGCATTTGGTTGGTGGAGAGCCAATGAAAGTACCATCATGCAGTTATGTAAGTCGAGAAGAAGCATATAGAATTGTTCAACACTTTTTAAGTACAAAAACTATGCCTGATTTTGTTGAATGGGTTGATTTATATGACATCGATTTTGAACATGATTTTTAAAACTAGAGTGTCCATCTTTATGGGCGCTTTTTTATTTGCATTGCCGAGATAAAGCAATCATGAATATTTTGTTTTGTCCAGAAAGAAACCTGAGGACGCTGATCATTGAGCACTTTAAGTGCCTTAATGGATGTATGTTTTTTTGTTGACATAGATAGAACTATTATGTAGAATGGTCCCATTATGAGACTGAGAGAGGCGATGTGATAAAATTGTTGAACGAGAAAGCAAAGCGTTTTTGCAGTATACGGCAAGATTTAGAAATGATCTATGATTACTATGCCAGATCTGTCGGGATTTCCTATACGACATTATTTGTTTTGAATCTTATTAGTCAGTATGAGGTATGTACACAGAAAGTTATTTGTGAAAGATCAATGCTTCCAAAGCAGACAGTGAATAATGTAATTAAGAAGCTATCAGAGCAGGGTTATCTCGAATTGGGAGATATGCCTAACAATAGCAAATCAAAGCGAATTCTGTTTACTGAAAAAGGAAAAAAATATGTAGAGCCAATGATTCAGCATATACATAATGCTGAAAATACGGCAATGGAGCAATTATCTGACAGTCAGCAGGATGAACTTCTTTATATTATGGAACTATATGAACAAGCATTTAGGAAAGCTATGAAAAATGAGTGAGGAGCTAGATGATGAGAAAAAATATTGGAGCAAAATCTTACGTGTTACCACAACCAGTTTTTATTATTGCAGCGTATGACGAAAATGGAATTCCGAATGCCATGGCTTCTACATGGGGCGGTATTAGTAATGAAAATGAAATTTCAATCTGCATTAGTTCAGAACGAAAGACGTTAAAGAATATCATGCTGCATGGTGCATTTACCGTAAGCATGTCAGATGCGTCTTTTCTTGAGGCGTGTGATTATCTTGGAAATGAAACTGGAAATGAGGTTCCAGATAAATTTGAAAGAGCTGGATTTCATGCAGTTAAGGCGGACTTTGTTGATGCACCACTGATTGAGGAACTTCCATTTGCGTTAGAGTGTAAAGTGAAAAGTTATGATGAAAAAGAATGGCGCATGATTGCTGAAATCGTGAACATCAGTGTTGAGGAAGATATACTAAATGAGAAAGGTAGAGTCAATCTGGATAAATTCAGTCCACTTGTATTTGATCGGGGGAGCAGAAATTATCATAAAATAGGAGAAAAAGTAGGAGATGCTTTTGAGGATGGACTGTATCTTAAGAAGAACAAGTAAAAAAATATTAAAGACTTATTAATTGAAATTAGAATGAAGATACTGACATGTTTAGTGAATCTGTAGATGAATTAATAAGTAGTATCTAGAGAATGTTTTAAACCTTGATTGGCTTTATGCCTTTTAAGGTTTTTTTATTGGGCTTTAAGCCGAGAAAAAACCGAGAAAAAGCCGATAAAAAGGGGACCTTTTTTCCTAAGTGGATCATCGTATGATAGAGACAAGCAAAACGAACGTGAATATTTTGTCCAGAAGGAAGAACCTGCGGACGCTGATCATTGAGCACTCTAAGTGCTTTGATTGGTGTCCGCTTTTTTTATTGGGAGATGCGCCTTTCCCTTATCAATGGCGTATCTGGATACGGAACAAAGGTGTTGAGGAATGTGGCCATACGAGAGGGACATTCTGAGCCTGGATAGCAGCTGGTCTGCGGCGGCCGTATCGAGGACAGTTTTTCATTTTACTTGATGATTGACTGTACTTGGCATCCTCTCGGAGTGTAGTCATCATTTCAAAATCTATTTAAGCGAATAGCGTAAGGTGGTGCTTATTCGGCAAGGAGCGAGTGAAATGAAGATCAGGGATTCTGTTTCTAAAGAGACATTAAAGCAATTTAAAAGCATTGCTCCTGGTTCTAATCGAAAGAAGAAGAGCAATGCTGATCCGATAACAAAGCGAGATTGGGAAGAAATCATGGGAACGAGACGCGAAACGTATCAACGACAAGGCGGCCGGGTCCGAAGAAAACGCTGATTTGATGGGAACAGTCGTCTTTTGGGTGTATGGCTGCAGGTGCTTTGGTGAGGGATAGGAGCGCAAAAATATAAAAAGGGAGATGATGAGCATGGCATCAAAGTTTGGTGTATCTGCTAATCCGAAAAAAGCGAATCATACTTTAGGAAAGGACAAGGTTGTGGTTGTTGCGATTCAGAATCACAATGATTACATTTGTGGGCCAAACCTTATTCCTCAGCGAAAAGTAGAAGGGAAATGGGTCACAATCAAGACGAATTCACCTAACCCGCTTAACCCAGCAGAGAAAAAGTACGATGAATTCGATATCAAGGAATCACTAAGTAACAAAAAAGGTACGTATCGATTCAAGGTTGAAGTAGAGCGCTATGACAAGAATGGCAATCATGTTGAAACCGTCGGTACATTCTACACAAACGAATTTTACATCAAGTAAGCAGCTGATGCCGCCTCCTGGGCGGCATCATTTGTTTTATAGGAGGAAACATCGATGAATATCAAAACAATCCCCGTACATAAAATTAATCCTGCACCATATAATCCCCGCATCGATCTGCAGCCAGGAGATCACGAGTACGATTCACTAAAACAATCCATAGATAAGTTTGGATACGTTGATCCGCTAATCTGGAATGAACGGACAGGTCACCTTGTAGGCGGTCATCAACGTTTCAAAGTATTGATGGAAGATAAACCGTCTGAAATTCTGGTATCAGTGGTTTCTTTAAATGACCAGGATGAAAAGGCCCTAAACGTAGCATTAAACAAAATCAGTGGCCATTGGGATGAAAACAAACTTGAAAAACTTCTAACAGAGCTAAAGGATAACAATCTTGATCTAGAAACTATTGGATTTACTGAAGAAGAATATGAAGATCTATTAGACAGTGTTTCTATTGAAAATGATATCGTCATTGTTGAGGAAGATAATTTTGATGTGCAAGAGGCACTAGACAATATAAAAGAACCAGAAACAAAGTATGGGGATGTATGGCGGCTTGGCCGGCATACCCTAGTGTGTGGAGATGCGACAAAGATAGAGGATGTTGACCGATTGATGTCTGGCCATAAAGCAGATCTAGTCATAACAGATCCACCTTATAATGTAGCGGTGAAAAGTGATAGTAAAAAGTTAAATGATGATGGCCATGCATCGATCTTAAACGATTCGATGGATGATGGTCAGTTTGATTTATTTTTAAGAGAAGTGTTCCTGAATTATTCAAGAATCATGAACGAGAAGGCAGCTATATATGTTTTTCATGCTGCTTCATATCAACGCGCTTTTGAGAATGAGATGCGTCACGCAGATATTGATATAAGATCGCAGTGTATCTGGGTAAAAAACTCACCGACATTCGGATGGGCGCAATATAAATACATGCACGAACCGGTTTTCTATGCATTCAAAAAAGGCTATTCACCTAATTGGTATGGAGATAGAAAACAAGTTACTGTTTGGAGAGCTGATACCTCAGAAGAAGGAGGACCAGCAACAATTTGGGAAGTTTCCCGCGGTGATACTACAAAATATGTTCATCCCACACAGAAGCCGCTTGATCTTATTAATATCCCATTAAGTAACAGCAGCAAAAAGGGTGATCGAGTAGTAGATTTCTTTGGAGGTAGCGGATCAACTCTGATGACGTGTGAACAAACGGACAGAGAGGCTCTTCTTTTGGAGCTTGATCCTTATTTTTGCGATGTAATTAAAAAGAGATTCGCTGAATTTACTGGAATTGAATCTGAGTTGGTTTCTTCTTTATAGAATAAAAAAAGAGGGTGCTGACAACACCCTCCCTTCAAAGACAGAAAGAAACTCCCTGCCTAAGAGCGTGATCAAGACGCGGCCGCGTTTATGGGAAAATATCACGCTCTCATCCACTATTGTAATGGAGGTCAGGGAGAATGACAACAGAAAATACAAACACACGTTCCCTTTCTGACGAAGAAAAGACGGAAATGCTTATGATCCTTCAAGCTGAACAGGCTGAAGGTATAGATAAATCAAAAGAGAACTATCGCAAAATCGCTCAAGCTGGTATCTCTCAATGGGTCAGAGACTTTAAAGCAGGAAATATCAAATTGTCTACTGTGGAAGATCTGAAGAAGCTCATAGAACTTGATATAGAGCTTCAGAAAAATAATGAATATTAATATCTAGTTTGCTGTTGTTGCTGAAGTTGATAATGAGAAATTTCTATTCTATTAGTTTGGACTGTTGCTCCTTGTACATCATCTCCAGAAGCATAGATTATCCTAGCGCGTTGTACACTACCATCCCAAAAAACATCTCTGATAAAAATTCGTCGCGGATAATCAAATAATCCGTCGATTGAAGCTGTGATAAAAGTTCCGGCTTTTAGTTGTCTAAAATCAGCATAATTTGAGTTCTGAACTGGATAGTAGTGAGGATAGTAAGAATGGTTATTTGGAACATTATTGAATTGCTGTTGTGGGTAATAATACATTTTTAAATCAATCTCCTTTTTCATGTCTTTCAAATTATATATATGAAGGACAGACTCCTAGTTGGAACGGGAGTATATACTCATTTTATAAAAACAAACTCAAAACTTAATTCAGCAGTTCGGAGGTGGGTGATATGTAATGGCTAGACCGCGCGATCCGAGAAGAGATAAAGCTTTCCGTCTTTGGAAAGAGAGCGGTGGAGCCCGCTTACTAAAAGACATTGCAGATGAGTTGGGTGTGACAAGCAGCACCGTCCGTAAATGGAAAGCGAACGATAAATGGGATGATAATTTCAAAGGGAGCGCTCCTAAATCGAAAGGGAGCGCTCCTAAACGTCCTGGCGCACCAAAGGGAAGCGAAAATGCTAAAGGAAATAAAGGAAACAAAAGAGCAAAAGCTCCACCAGGTAACCAAAATGCAAAAGGAAATAGAGGCGGTGCCGCTCCTAAAGGAAACAGAAATTCTGTGCGGACAGGTGAATATGAATCTATTTTGTTCGATTATATGGACGACACAGAAAAAGAGCTCTTTGAGCAGATTGAGACTGATCCGCTCTATCAAATTGAATTGACTATACGCGAGCTTAGTATTCGAGAGCGGCGCATGATGCAAAGAATCATGAATTATGAGAATGGTTTAACGGATAATCAGCGACGTGTTCTTCAGCAACTTAGAAAAACAAAAGATGTCGCACCTTTGACAAGTGAGAATGGTGTTGTCAAATACGTTCCAATTATCAATGAACGACTTGTAGTCACTGAGGTTGAAGAAACTCAATTACCTGTGATTGACCGCATCCTTGAAATAGAGGAAGCATTGACGCGAGTAACAGACAAGCGTCTTAAAGCCATTAGGCAGAAACACGACATAATGAAAACTATGTCAGAGCATGAATTGAGGCTTCGTGGTCTTGACCTTGCAAACCGAACGAGAGAAGCAGAGCTTGAGCGGATTACCGCTCGACCTGTCGATGATTCGGTTCAAATAACAATTAAGCGGAAGAATAAAGGTGATGGCTGATGGTTCAAATGATGGAGAAGGAAGTCAATCCACATTTTGAGGACTTTCTTTTTGATTGGGATCAGAAGTTTCAGTTCTTGGTGGGTGGTTACGGTTCATCTAAGAGTTATCACATCGCACTGAAACTCATCCTAAAGCTGCTGGATGAAAAGCGAACCGCTCTTGTGATTCGTGAAGTCTATGATACGCACAGAGATTCCACGTTTTCTTTATTTGAAGAGATCGTGAATGATTTAGGACTCGATCATGTCATTCAGTGCCGCACATCACCGCTCATGCTTAAATTTCACAACGGCAGCCGGATCATCTTCAAAGGGTTGGACAAGCCAGCCAAATTGAAGTCGATCAATAACATCTCGATCATATGGATTGAGGAATGTTCCGAGGTTAAGTACGAGGGATTTAAGGAGCTGCTTGGTCGTTTGCGTCATCCAACATTACAGCTGCACATGATCTTATCAACGAACCCTGTCGGCCAGGATAATTGGACGTACAGACATTTCTTCCGAGATGAGCAGCTGAAACGTTTTGTCCTTGATGACGAAACCTTATACAAAGAGCGAACGATCGCTATCAACGATACGTACTATCATCATTCTACAGCTGAAGACAACTTGTTCCTTCCGGTCAGCTATATTAAGCAGCTGGATGAACTAAAAGAATATGATCCAGACCTTTATCGCATAGCCCGAAAAGGTCATTTTGGCATTAACGGAATTCGTGTTCTTCCTCAATTTGAGGTGCAGCCGCATGAAGATGTGATGCTGGCCATCTCAAATATCAATCGGCCTTTGCTTAGAGCGGGGATGGACTTTGGTTTCGTTGATTCATATAACGCTGTTGTTAGGTTAGCTGTAGATCACGAGAAGAAGTATCTATATATCTATTGGGAGTATTACGATCGTGGAAAGACTGATGATGTCACGGTTGAGGATTTGAAAGAATTCATAGAAACAAAAGAGCTGATCAAGGCAGACAATGAACAAAAGACAATCGCATATTTCCGCAAGATGGGATACAACATGGTGGCCGCTCATAAGTTCCAAGGATCACGCTTGCAGTACACCAAGAAGATCAAGCGGTTTAAGAAAATCATTTGTTCCGACTCATGCAAAAACACGATCTATGAGCTTCAGCCGCTCACGTACAAAACAGACAAGCACGGCAATATCATAGAGGACGAGTTTCAGATTGATCCTCATACTTTTTCAGCCATCTGGTATGCGTTAGATGATTATGAGGTCACCGATCTGAAAGAGCAGCCTAAAGAGCGGAAACGCCCTAATAGAGAAAGGAGGTCGATGAGAAGGCTATGACAAAACATGTGAAAGCTACTGTGTTTAAAGCAGACATCTCTCAAACTACGAAACAAATTCATGATGATAGTTTTAACTATGAGACTGATGGTTTGATCGAACCGCCATACAATATCAAAGAGCTCAAACAAATAGCTGAGTATTCTACCATTCTTCAGCAATGCATCGATGCTTATAAAACGAATATTCTAGGTTTCGGCTTAGGAATCGAGTATACTTTCGATTTCAACGCAGAGAACGCACCGAAAGAAAAGAAAGCTGCAGCTGAGAAAGAATGGACCCAACTTGAAGAGTTCGCCAGATATATGAACTATGATGAGTCAGCCGAAGTGGTTCTTGGTTATGTAATAGAAGACCGAGAGAAAACAGGTAATGGATTTGTGGAAGTGCTTCGAGAAGGTACAGGGAAACCTGCAGGTATTGAGTACCTGGATGCACAATACTTACGAGTTTGTAAGCTGAGCGATCCCGTTGAAGTCGATTTCCGATACACAGAAAACGGCCAAGTGAAGTCATTGAAGCGAAAGAAGAGATTCAGGAAGTATGTTCAGAAGAACAATACCAAAAAAGTATTCTTTAAGGAATACGGTGATCCAAGAACAATGAATGCTGCTACGGGAGAATATAGCGAAAAAACTCCCCCTGAATTTGTAGCAAGCGAAGTCATTCATTTCAAGATCGGTAGCGGTACATATGGTGTTCCTCGTTGGATTGGTAACATCGTCAATATGTATGGAGCCCGCAAAGCTGAGGAGCTGAACTATCTGTACTTTAAACAAGGTCGTCATGTGCCGGCAGCTATTACAGTGGAAAATGGCATGCTGTCTGAATCCTCGTACGAACAGTTACAGGAATACATGAACGGCATCGAGGGATCTGACAATGCACATAAATTCCTGTTACTTGAAGTGGAAGGAATTCCAAAGAAGGATGAAATATCGAACGATGAAGAGCCGGCTAATGTAAAGGTGGATATAAAATCACTGGCCGAGATTCTCCAGGAGGATGCGCTGTTCCTTGAATATGATGAGAAAACGAGAAACAAGATACGTTCCTCATTCCGTCTGCCGCCAATCTACACAGGCGAATCACAGGACTATAACAAGGCGACAGCTGACACTGCTCGTAAGACAACTGAAGAGCAGGTATTTCAGCCGGAGAGAATGATCATCACTGGCAAGCTCAATACACTCTTTCTCCCTGATCTCGATCTCTGGCATGTGCGCCTTATATTAAATGGTCCTGACTTTCGTGATCCGCTCGAAATTGCAAAGGTTCTTACACCATTTATTCAAGCAGGAGCGGTTTCACCGAATGACCTGCGTGATCTGGCTGGCCGTATTCTTGGTAAGACACTTGAAGAATGGCCAGAGGAAGAATATCACCGACCAATTGAGGCGAAGCCAAAGGCATCAACTAGCTTGCTTGATACGGTTTTTCAAAAGTCTGCAGGTTCCCAGGAAAATCTGATTCATCTCTTAAAAGATGTCAGGGATGAACTAGAGGAGATCCGCAAATGAGCAAGGTTGATCAGCTGATAAAAAACATCAATACCTTTGTACAAAAAGCGGAGGAAGATGAGGTCAAGGAACTCAAAGCGGCGGTGTCTGATTTCCCTGAACTGAAGGATGTTCCCTCTTTGGTGGAAGAGTATGAGAAAACCACCGCAAAACTTCTCAGATTGCAGCGCAGGACGTTTTTAAATGCTCTGAATGGATTTATATCCAAAGACGATTCGGAGACGTTAGAATCCATTCTGGCGTTTTTTAATAATGATCTATTCACTTCAGATGAATTTGCGGATCTGTTCGGAAAAGAAACGGCTGTCTTTCTAACACTCACCGTCACGGAGCTGGCCGAGAAAATCATGAATTCCATCGATGCAGATATTCCATTCAAGGTGCTTTCTGAGAAAACTGAACAGTGGATTGAATCATGGTCACAGGAATTGGCGCAGCTGATGCAGTTGAATACTCATACAGCCATTGAGCAAACCTTGAAAGAGGGTATAAAAGAAGGCCGCTCTATCCAGGAGATTGAAATGCAGTTGAAGGATCTTCCTGAATTCAGCCGGAAACGCGCACGTGTAACAGCCATTACAGAGGTGTTGACCGCTTCTTCTGTTGCTCAACATGAATCATATGTACAATCTCCAGCTGTAACGGGGAAGAAGTGGAAGCACAGCGGAGGGAAAAAGAATCAGTCGAGAGAAAGTCACGTGCAGCTGGACGGCACGATTATCCCTCTTGATGAAGAATTCGAGATACCAGGCAGTGGGGAGCGGTGCATGTTTCCGAGAGATACTAAGCTTTCTCCCAAAGAGCGTGTGAACTGTCATTGCGCGGTTGGACCTGTGGTTGATCCTATTATTCTAGGATTGTCAGCTGAGGAAAAAGAAGAGATTAGAAGAGAAAGAATTATCTAACATGAAATTAATGTATATTATGCTAAAAATTATTATATAATCATTCTGTTTTGTGATATCTTTACTTTATATTAAAAGTAAAGAGGTTATTAAAATGAATAGTTCATTAATTCCTACAAAGAGAATACCTATTGATAGACAATCAGAAATTAAATATCTTGAGGGGCAAAAAACTCGATTAAAATTTAAAGAAAAAAGAAGAAAAGTTGTGTCCACTTTAATAGGATCAGTATATTTCATTATTGCTTTATATTTTTTTATATTTAGTAAATCGGAATTCAGTGGCATACTTACTTTAGCTTTATTTGTATCAGGCATGGTTATGATTTGTTTATCATATTTCATGCCAGAAAGATCAACAACATTGTTATTTGATATTGAAAGGGAAATTGAATTGTTGCGAAGCGAGGATTCGCTAAAAAATAGAAGTGAGACACTATTCAAACAACATGATCTACAATTGAAAAGATATTATGACCTTAATTTAAGGCAAAACTCTTTTGTGTTTTGGGTTGGGATTAGCTGTATTGCTCTAGGTTTTGGATTTATAGGAATAACATTGTATCTAATATCAGGTAATATATTGGGTGATCCACAAAACAAAATAATAGTAGCTGCAACTGGTGCTCTTGCAGGAATACTTTCCAATTTTATTGGAGCTATTTACTTGAAAATGCATACTAATTCGATAAACTCTTTAACCGAGTTTCATAATAGAATTGTTAATACACATCATTTTTATTTCAGCAATTTTTTAATCTCTCAAATAAGTGATGAAAACAAAAGAGAAGAAACATTGGCAAACCTAGCACTAAATATAAGTAATGATACATCCACTGAGGGTAAAGCTAAATAATACCCAGATGGGATTAGTAAAAGAGTTGAGATAGACACTTACAAAACATGGAATGAAATAGTATAATATCCTCATTACTTTTGGAATGAGGGGAATTTATGAGTTCTATGGAATTAACATCAAATATAATAAATTCGTTAGCTTGGCCAGTCACTGTAATTCTAGTCATAATTTTATTAAAGAAACCCATCTCTGAATTGATTTCCACAATTGAAAATATCCGGTTTAAGGACTGGGAGTTTCAAATAAGGAAAAAAGCGGATACTGTTGAAGGTTACACTAATAAAGTCGTTGCAGCCTCAGGGAAAACTTTTGAAATCAAAAAATATTTGGATGAGGAATCTAACTATAAATCTATAGAACAACTTAATAAAGATCTAGATAAAAAGATTCTGGATTTATACTCTGTTTCATTAGATCCTAGAAGAGAGCTATCTTTGAATGATCCTACTCACCAATTCCAATCAACAACCTATACAGCGAGTTATTTACTTATTAAAGGCATTATTACAACAGAATTGAATGAGGCTGTTCGAGAATTGAAAGAATTATATAGTAATTTAAATAGAGCTGATGAGTATTCCAAGAAGAAATATCAAGAAAATGCAACTAAAATATTAGCTGTACTAGACAATAAAATAAAAGAACTCCAATCAGAGACCTCTCATTCAAAGTGAGGTCTTTTTCTTTTGAAAGGAGGTGAATGAATTGCCGAGAGAATTGATAAATGCAAAAATCACACACGTTTCATACGTGGACAAGGCTGCTAATCAAAAGCAGTTTTTTTTTATGAAATCAGAAAAAGAAAATGACTTTCAAAAGGAAATCAAAGTCATTGCCAAAGCTGATGATGCACAGCGTCTTGTGTACGGTATTGTATACGAACCAAACGTAGCTGATGCACATGGGGATTACATGACACCAGAAGAAATTGAGAAAGCCGCTCATGGGTTCCTGAAGGATGCACGTGAGATCGACAAGCAGCATGATTTCCAAGGTGGTGTCGGGGAAGTCGTTGAATCGTACATTGCTCCGTCTGACTTTGAAATGGGCGAGGAGATTATCAAGAAAGGATCGTGGGTCCTTGTTACAAAGGCTTCCGAAGATATTTGGAACCAGATTCAAAAGGGTGAGATCACCGGATATTCAATGGCCGGAACAGCAGACATAGGAAAACAAGAGCGTGAGCCAGCTTCTGAAGAGAAGGGGCTTTTTTCTTTGCTTAAAAACTTCTTTTTATCAAAAGGAGAAGTAAAGAACAGATACGACAAAGGCCGCATGCGTCGTGAGTTTTGGGCGGCACAAGATGCACTGAATTCCGTTTTGTATAAATGGGATTCTTACGACGATGAAGACTTGGAGACTGATCCTGAAAAGGTAAGGGCAGCACTGCAAGACTTTGTGGAAATTACACAAGAGATTTTGCTTACTGATGACTTGGCTGGGATCCAAACTGATCCACCTGAAGCTGTCGCAAAAGCTGGCCGAAAGTTTTCAACTGCTAACTTAACTGAATTGAAAAATGCAAGAGCCGCTATCGACAATCTGTTGAGTCAAGCGGAAGAGAAGGAGGAGAACGAAGAAGTGAAAAAAGAAGATCTGCAAAAGATGCTAGATGACACAATTGCACCGGTTGTAAAACGACTGGAAGACCTTGAAAAAGGAGAAGGCGAGCAGCAAACTGATCCGCAAGAAAATCAACCAGATGAAGCTGTTGCAAAAGAAATGGCCGCAGCTGTAGAAAAGGCACTGGCTCCAGTAGTTGAAAGAGTCGAAGCGCTTGAAAAAGCACGTCCGCAAGGTAATGGAGTAGGGGATGCACAACAACAAGACTTACAAAAATCTGAAACGGTATGGGGCGGCTTGCTTTAAGCCGAGAAAAGGAGGAACTAGAGTGAGAAATCAAGAGGTAATTAACAAAGCGGAAGTGACGCTTGGTACATTAAAGACAGGCGGTCTCATGAATCCGACCCAATCTAGCACATTTATTCGTATGGTGCAAAATGCACCAACACTGCTACAAGATGCACGTGTTATTCCAATGGATAGTGATGCACAAAAAATCGAAAAAATCGGTTTTGGTCAGCGGATTCTTCGTCCTGGTCAAGAAGGTGTAGGTTTAACTAATGAGCAAAAGACTGCGCCAACTACAAGCACTGTGGAGCTTAATGCAAAAGAAGTCATCGCTGAAGTAAATATCACATATGACACGCTTGAAAATAACATCGAGGGTGATAATTTACAAAATACTATCATGCAAATGCTTGCTGAGCGTGCAGCCGTTGATATTGAAGAATTGATCCTAAATGGTGATACAAAATCTGAGGATACTTACCTTGCTCAACTTAATGGTATCCGCAAACAAGCGGAATCCCATATCGTAGATGTAGCTGGCGAACCACTTACACGCCAAGTATTCAAACAAGGATACAAAGCTGTTCCATCTAAATATTTGCGTATTCCACAAGAGTTCCGTTTCTATACGTCTCCAGGACAAGAAGTTGAATGGAAAGACAAAGTAGCGGAGCGTCAGACAAGTCTCGGAGATGCAGCTGTACAAGGCGGGCTTTCCTCTGCATTCGGTGTGCCGGTCAAAGGTATTGCAAACATGCAGCCATATGAAATGGGAGAGGACGGCACAGATGTTTCAGACATTTTATTGACTCATCCAAAAAACATCATCTTGGGCTTCTCTCGTAATATCCGTATTGAGGTTGATAAAGACATCCGTAATCGTAAGTTCATTATCGTCCTTACTGCGAAGCTCGACAGCAAATTTGAGGAAGAGGATGCTGTTGCTAAGATCATTAAGGTCAAGGAGTGATCAATATGTATACAGCTGAATTGATCAAGGGAAAGACATACTCTGTAATGGGTCATGTCTTTCTTTTAAATCAGGAAAAAGAGATTGAGAAAAAGGTCTTTCAATATCTCAATGGCAATGATTTTTTCTCTTGTAAGGAAGTGAAAGCTCCTGTTGATGATCCAAAAACGGATGATCAAACAAAAGAAAATCCATCGGAAGAGGAAGAACCAAAAGAGGCCGAAGAAGAACCGCAACAAGAACAAAAAATCTACACTGAATCAGAACTGAAGGGCATGAACAAAACTGAACAAGAAGCCATTGTTATTGATCTTGGCGGCGATCCGACTCAGCTCAAAGATAAGAGTGAGAGAATTGCCTTCATCCTCAAGCAACAAGAAAAAACAGGAGAGTAAGGCTGATGCTGATCTCTCCTGAAGATGTTAGGGCATATACCGTATTCGAGAGTGTGAAAAACCGCTCTGATGAACTCTTAATCAGTGACATCATCGAGGCTGAAGCTGAGGTATTTAAGATCGTAGGTCATGATTTCACAAGTGAAAAATATCAGCCGCTTCCTGAAAAAGCAAGAATCGCATTGATTAAAATGGCACAGTTCTTTGCGCTGATCAACGGGGATGAATCAATCATCAAAGGGTACAAGTCGGAAAAGATCGGTGACTATTCATACACCTTGGCAGATGGTAACGCCGTTTCAAAGCCAGATGTGTATAACCTGTTGATAGATTTCATTGAGCCGGGAGAACCGCCAGAAGATCCAGGCAGCGTCAAATTAAGGTTGAGATCGCTATGAGCTATCAATCGTTATTAACGGATCGATGCGATATATATCACTTGCAAACAGAGCAGCTGTCAAAAGATCGCTATGGAATACCTGTCCAAGATGCGCAGCCGCTCTTTTCATATCCTGATGAGCCTGATCAAGTTGCGCAGCCATGTTATTTTACGGAGAAAAACCAATCCATCACACAGCAGGAGCCAAACGCAACCATTCATCAATCGTACCTTGTTCATTTTCCTATAACCGCTGATGTTCGTGTAAATGACAAAGTAGTATGGGAAGGCATTACTTTAAAACTGCAAAAGCCAAGGAAGATCAAGAACCATCATATTGAGGTGGTAGCGATGAGGAGTGAAAGCCTATGAGGATTGATGGTCTTGATCAGTTCATAGAGGATTTGAATGCAGCTGTTAATGGCGGCTTGCAAGCAGAATATGAAGAGTGGCTTGAAGGAATGGGTTATGAGTTCCTAGATATTGTTCAGGATGAGGTCATTCGTACAAAAACAGTAGATGCTCGGCGCTTGCTCAACTCATTCCAAAAGGGAGACCAAGAAAACGTCTTTTCGATGAGCAGTGGCGGTCTCACCCTAGATGTAGGGACCAACTTAGAATATGCATCTTACACAAACGATGGCCACTTTACCATTGATCCCTCCAAGAATCAGGACAGACGATGGGTTCCTGGCAGATGGGTTGGTGACCGGTTTGAATACGATCCAAACGCTGAAACAGGAATGCTTCTAAAGTTCCAGTGGGTTGAGGGCAGCGGCTATTGGGATAATGCAATATCCATCTTTGAACAGATGTTTGACCAATCATTGGACCGCAAGCTGCAGCAATGGATCGATGAACAGTTTGGGCGGTGATTAAATGAATCAAGAAGTCGGCGCCATCATGAATTATTGTTACAAGCGGTTTCCGGTGAAAGTATATGAAAAAGAGATTCCTGAACAGTTTCAGATCCCATCGATGTACTTTCCTGCAGCATGGACAAACACAAAAAACGATACTGTTTCAACGTTCCTCAAAACATACACGCTGCATATAAAAGTGTTTCACAAGGATTCTGGACAGGCTCATGATGCAGCTGAATCGATTGTAGATGCCTTGTCAGCTGATCGGAATATCATTCAGATGGTCAGTGTAGAAGGTGAACCGCTCGATCAATATGTGCGAATCAAGAGGGCGGAAACTAGGAATGGTGATCAAGGCGTGGCAACGATCGTCTTCACATGGGATAGTGCCTATTGGTACAACCGAGACGAGCAACCAAGCCTAGACGACATAAATTTTTCAGATGGGGTGATAAAAAGTGGCCAAGAATAAAAGCGAGCCGGTGAAAGAAGAGAAAGCCGCTCCGGTTCTTCCTAAAGAAGCAGCATTTTCATTTGAAGCCTTAAAGGAGCACAGTAAGGATCTTTTTGGGGTCAAACCAGAAATCCTTGAAGGTGCTCTTTTTTATATCAAAGATCAACCAATTACAAAAACAGAAGCAAAGAAGCAGATTGATGCTTTTTTGTCTAAGGAGGTTTAAGCATGAATGGAGGTACTTTCACGCCAGGTACAGAAAAGAAGCGCCCTGGTATCTACTTCAATTTCAAAACCACAGCACAGCAGCGAATTACTTTAGGCGATCGCGGAACCGTTGCACTTCCGATTACGATGAGCTGGGGAGAGCCTAAGAAGTTCATCTCTATCTCTGGCATCGAGGACTTAAATAAAAAAGTCGGCTTAAACATCGATGACAAATCACTACTTCTTTTCCGAGAAGCGAAGAAAAAAGCACAAACAGTTCTTTTATATCGCTTGAATGAGGGTGAACCTGCAAAGGCTCAGATCAGCGAGAATTTCAACGTTCTTGCCAATTATGGCGGACAGAAAGGTAATGAGGTCACGATCCAAGTCACTGAAAACGTATTGGATAGTTCCAAGCGTGACGTGGTGACTTACGTGGGTACTGATATTGTGGATAAGCAGATTGTCACTGATGTCAAAGAGCTGAAGCAGAATAAATATGTTTCGTTTTCTGGTGAAGGTGAAGTGACAATCACAGCTGGCGTAACACTAAGCGGTGGGAAAAACGGTGTGCCAAGCGTGGCAGATTACACAGCATTCCTTGAAGAAGCTGAAACAGAATACTTTGACGTAATTGCGCTACCTAATAACACTAGCGAGCAGTTAAAAGCGACATTTGTGGCTTTCATCAAGCGGCTGCGTGATGATCAAGGACGTAAGGTGCAAGGTGTTTTGGCAAACTATCCGGCTGATCATGAAGGAATTATCAATGTCACAAGCGGTGTTCTGCTAGAAGACGGCACAGAGATCACGCCAGCCAAAGCAACTGCATGGGTGGCCGGTGCATCTGCAGGAGCAAACTTCAATCAGTCGTTAACCTTTGTTGAATATGAAGGGGCTGTTGATACATTAGAGCGTCTTGATAATGATCAAGTGGAATACCGCTTGTCACAAGGCGAATTCTTGTTCACGTTTGATGCGAGAGATCGCACAGTGAGCGTTGAGAAGGACATTAACTCCTTAACGACTTATACAACCGAGAAGAACAAGACATTCGCTAAAAACAAAATCATTCGTGTGCTCGATGCGATCAACAATGATCTCACACGTGAATTGAAGGATTTAATTAAATTACGCAAAGCAAATGGCAATGACATTCCGGCATCGGATGATGGTCTGCAGCTGGTGAAAACACTCATCACGCAATATCTAACTCAGTTGCAAGACGGATCTGGAATCACTGGCTTTGACTCTGAAACTGATATTACGATCGCTTTAAATGAAGATCGTGACGGTTTCTTGATTGATCTAGCTGTTCAACCTGTTGATGCAGCTGAAAAATTCTATTTCAATGTAGAGGTGAAATAAGATGGCTTTTAAAGCGCAGAATACCATTTCAGGTAAGGAAGGGCGCTTATTCCTCGATGGTGAGGAATTGGCGTTCATCAAGACGTTTGAGGCGAACGTGGAGAAGAATAAATCAGAAGTTAACGTTATGGGCCGTCGTATGACCGGTCACAAGACAACCGGTGCAAATGGTACCGGCACAGCGACTTTCTATAAAGTCACATCACGTTTCGTTCAACTCATGCTCAACTATGTAAAAAAAGGACAAGACCCGTACTTCACTATTCAGGCAGTTTTGGATGACAAATCATCTGGCCGCGGCACCGAGCGTGTCACATTGTTTGATGTGAACTTTGATTCTGCAAAGATCGCAGGGCTTGATGTGGATTCAGAAGCACTGGAAGAAGAGGTTCCTTTCACGTTTGAGGACTTTGATCTTCCTGAGAAGCTGAAAGATTCCTTTTAAAATTTAATCACCATAGAAAATGTAACAAAAGAACTGACTAGTGAGTGTTTTTAAATAAGGTATTTTCACTTTTTTGTACAAATATGATATACTTTTGATAAATGGGATACATGGGATAATAGTGAACCCACCCTTCACCATTCGAGAAAAAACTTGTTTACATGCAAAGTGATTTGCATACAATAAAAAGAAGCCAGGATGCGTCAACATCCCGGCAATGTACAATGAGGCCCTTCAAGGGGCTGGCTTATCAATTAGATAGTTTTAAGGATAGACTTTCCCTTCAACCGTCCAAAGCTCAAGGGGAGTCTATTTTTTGTTTATATACGTCAACAAAGCAAGGATAAACATCCCGAATAAAAGCATTAGGGAAATCGCTTGGAACGTTGACATGAGCATCACCCCCTTCCTATCGGGGATGAGCCAGACACCCTTGAGCAAGCCGTTCAATTGTACGAATTATATTATACATGAAAAGATTGGAAAGCACATTCAAAAAATGGTTGTGCTTTTTTGCATTCAAAAAACAAATCAAAGGGAGTTTTTAAACATGAGCGAAAAACAAACAAACAACGTATATGATCTTTCATTCTTTATGCCAGGACAAACAGCTGAGACAGAAGAAATCAAATCAATCATTTCAAAGCGCTTTGTTGATAAAAAGGGTGAAGTGATTCCATTCGTATTCAAAGCCATTACAACTGAGCGCATCGATGAACTAGAGAAAGAAAACACGACTTTCAAAAATGTTAAAGGTCGTGGACGTGTGAAAGACTTGGATTCTCAACGCTTCTATGCACGTATTGCAGTTGAATCAACTATTTATCCTGACTTTAAGTCAAAAGAATTGCGCGAAGCATACAACACACAAGATCCAGTCGAAGTGGCAAAACGTGTCCTGTCTGTCGGCGGTGAATATGCGAACTGGTTAAACAAAGCTATTGAGGTCAACGGTTTTGAAGACGAGATTGAGGACCTTGAAACAGAAGCAAAAAACTAATAAAAGACGGGAACAAAGAGGCTGTGTATCTTTATTACTGCATGCACGAGCTTCATTACTCCCCGTCTGAACTCTTAGAGGTCTATGAAGCGCCGAGGCAATTCAAGGCCTTTTTGTTTGGGTTGATAGCCCATAAATTAGAAGTGCTTGAAAAAGAATCAAAGAAAGGGGGATAAGACATGGCTCGTTTAACCGCTCGGTTTGATTTACAAGACCGGATCACGCGTAAATTGCGTTTGATCAGAGGAGACCTAGAGAGACTTGATAGATTGCGCCGCAGATCAGAGCGGCCAATCACTTTAAGAATCAGGGACAATGCCACAATTGCATTAAGACGTGTGCAGCGGTTTGTTTTGCGTGATCTTGCTCGAACTTATCAGCTGACACTGGATGTAAATGATCTGGCCACAAAAGCACTACGAAAGTTCAATGGCTTTTTACAACGCAAGGTGCCGCGTACTCATAGTGTGCTGATGCGCATTAAAGATCAGGCAACACCAGGGCTTGTCCGGCTGCGCCGTTATATCAACCGTAACTTTGGCAAAGTAGAACGGTTTGCCATAACGGTTCATGATCGTGCAACCGCAGGGATCAGACGTATTGCATCATATGCAGCGCGTCAACTTGGTCGGGGCTACAGCTATACAATTAGAGCCGTTGATATGGTCCGGCGCACGGTAAGCCGTATAGCGTCGTATACTCGGAACACGTTAGGTACTGAATACAGGGTGGCGATTAATGCGATTGATCGTTTCACCGCTCCAGTTCGTGGGGCTGTCTCATTTGCAAATACCCATTTGGGACGGACTTACACAACCACAATTAAGGTTCTTGATCTTATCACTAAGCCTTTACGGGGGATTGTGTCAGCTGTCACCAGTACACTTGGGTTGCTTGGAGTCGGTGCCGGTGCAACAGGTGGTATTGTCGTGCCGCTCAAAATGGTTGCGGATCGCCAAAACATGACAACGGCATTTGAAACATTGCTCGGTAGCAGAGGAAAAGCAGATGCACGACTGGATGAGCTGACAGCCTTTGCTGGTCAAACACCATTTACTCGTGATGAGATTTATGAGTCAAGTCGTGTCCTCCAAGTATTCACAGGGAACGCTCTATCAACTACAGAAGGAATGAAGCTAGTCGGGGACGTTGCTGCAGGTGTTCAACGACCATTTTCAGAAGTTGCGCTATGGATGGGGCGTTTATATGACGGCATTAAATCGGGGCGTCCTATCGGTGACGCAACGGCTGCTCTTCAAGAAATGGGGGCAATCTCTGGTGATGCCAGAGGTAAGCTCGAAAAACTTGCAAAGAGCGGCAAGGACATAAATAAAACGTGGCCTGAAGTTACAAAAGAGTTTGGCAAATACAACGACATGATGATCAAAATGTCGGACAACTTGGCCAACTTATTCCTGGGTGTTAAATCATTCATCAATAACAGCATCCTTATGCCTTGGGGTAAAGGACTTGCAGCTGCGTTCCAACCCGCTCTTGAAGCATTTAGAACGTGGCGTGGGGAATACTCCTTTGTATTGACTGACCTTTCCAACAAAGCTGAAAAAGCGGGTAAGAAATTCGCTAATAGCTTCCTTGATCCGACCAAAAGTGTTTTCGGATTTATTGGTGATCAGTTCAAAATTTTGTTCCCTGGAGAAAAACTCTCCAAGAAGCAAATGAAAGAGCTCAAAGTGAAATTTAAGGACAACCCTAAGCTGAAGAAGCACTTTGAACAACTAGAAAAATACAGAAAAATGGATTTTGAAACTCGGTGGAAGCTCGTCCTTGATAACACGAAAGATGTTTTCGGAGCGTGGTGGGAGAAGACTGGGAAACCAGGTCTTTTCAAAATGGCCGAGAATGTCGGGAAGACTTACGGTGGCATTATAAACGGTGTGATCAACGGTCTACTTGGTATTGATGACAAATCATCCGAGGACAGTTTCACTGATGCAGGAGCCAAAGCAGGAAAGATATTCATTGAATCGTTTCTTGAAGCACTTGATCCTGTGCAATTAGGTATTCGGATCGCCAAGAAGATTGGCGAGATCAACTGGAATGCCCTTACTGGCGAAGGTTCAATTGCCGGTGCGCTGATTGCCAATGCGTTTGCGCTTGCGTTCTTAGGAAAGGTGGCCACATTATTAAAGCCGCTTAAATCCATACTCTCAGGAGCCTTTGCTGCCTACAAATGGGGAAAAGGTTTAAGAGGAGGAATGGGAGCAGGAACGAGCGGCGGTGTAATTGGAGGTTCTGGAGGAGCAGGGAGACCGCCAAGGAACCAACGACCTCCTGAATATCGTCAGCCTTGGATCAATAGAGGTGAGCCGGTACGTCCAACAACGCCAAACCAAGGGCGTGGCGGTGGATTCTTAGGAAATCTCGGTAAAGGTGCAAAGAGCATCGGAAAACGTATTCCTATTCTCGGTACACTGATTGCGGCCACAGAACTGATTGGCATCAACAATGATAATAAAGGTGAAAAGATCGGTGGGTTCACAGGAAATCTAGGAGGCGGAATCGGTGGAGCGGCAATCGGAACAATGATCGCCCCTGGAATTGGAACAGCAATCGGTGGAATCTTAGGGAGCATCTTTGGCGGTGATCTTGGCAAATGGATTGGAAAGATGTTCGACAATGGAACCATCAAGAAGAAATGGGACGAGATCGTCAAATGGTCAGAGGATGCAATCAAGTGGATTAAAGATACATGGAAAGATATTTCTACTTGGTTCAATGACAACGTTGCTGAACCAATTGGTGATTTTTTTGAAAAAGCATGGACAAAAATTAAAACCACTTGGGAGAAAGTCTCTAACTGGTTCATGGAAAAAGTATTCATACCTATCTATAACTTTGTTGTACCAATCATCAACTTTGTGGTTGGTGTTTTTGTTGTTGCTTGGAACATTATTAAAACTGTTTGGGGTGTTGCATCAACGTGGTTCATGGAAAAGGTATGGAAACCATATGGTAAATATGCACTAGAAGCCATTGGATGGGTATGGAATAAACTTGTTGATACATGGAATTGGATCAAAGAGACATGGGGAGTATTGTCTGAGTGGTTTAATGAATATGTGTGGACACCATTTAAGACATATGGCATTCCAGCTATCATGTTTATCTGGAATCTATTCAAAGGTACATGGAACTGGATTAAAACAACATGGGTGATACTTGCAGCTTGGTTCGATGAGTATGTGTGGCAGCCGTTTAAAACTTACGCTTTACCAGCCATTATATTCGTTTGGAATCTATTTAGAAACACGTGGAATTGGATTAAAACTACGTGGGAAAAACTCTCTACTTGGTTTTATGAAAACGTATGGCAGCCATATAAGAAATATGCGGAACCAGCGATTACCTTCGTGTGGGAGAAATTTCAGGATGCTTGGGAAACGATCAAGGGTATATGGGATGGAGTTAGTGGATGGTTTGAAGAAAAAGTGTTTAACCCATTAAAAAAACATGCTGATAACTTAAAAAAGACATGGGAAGGAATCTTTGGAGTTGTAGGGGATGTAGTTGGTAAAATTAAGGAAACCACCGGAAATGTATTTAAGGTTTTTGAAAAAAAAGGTGAAGAAAAAACAGGTTGGAAACCTATGCCTAAAGGAAAAAAACCAGATCAGAAAGCCACAGGCGGCTATATCACCCAGCCAACCTTATCGTGGGTCGGTGAAGCTGGTAACGAATTTGTCATTCCAACTCAAAATAACCGAGGGCGCGGAAAGATGCTGCTTGCACAGGCTGCTTCTCACCTTGGAATGTCTGTTATGCCAAGCGGTGCATCACCAACCTCTCCAGCAGGTTCATCATCTCCTATGCGACCGGCTGCTGCTTCATCAGTTTCCACTTCTGCAGGTGGATCGGTATCAATTGGAGATGCGGGCAACGCATCAAAATATGGGGAACAGTTTAGCACTGACTTTGAAAAAGGGTTAAACAGCAAAGTCGTTTCACTGGAGCAGTGGAAGCAAGCCAATATCAAGCAACCATTTACTCAAATTCAGACATCGACTCCGCAGTATGGAGCGCAAACTGTCACCGGCTTTGCTGCAGGTCAAAATATGACACCAACCGGTACAGGTCAATTCTTAGATCAAAATGTAAGGCAACCTTTCTTATCCGCTCGCCAAGAGTCACCTACCTGGGGAGCTGGACTGATTGACGCATTTAATAGCGGCATGAGATCAAAAGGAAGCGAAGTGACACAAGCAGCCAAGGACATGGCCAAGAAAGTGGAGCAAGCCTTCCGCGAAGAGCTAGACATTCATTCTCCTTCACGTGTCATGATGAGTCTTGGAAAATTCGCATCGATCGGTGTCGTTAAAGGTCTTGATTCGGTCGACGTGAAGAAGTTTGCTGAAAATCAGGCTGGTTCCTTAATCGCTGCATTTAGTGGAATGGGTGCATCTAACCTGAGTGTTCAACAATGGCTAATGGCTGCATTAATGGCAACCGGAACATCTATGAGCTGGTTACCTGGATTGATGACGATCGCGCAGAATGAGTCACGTGGAAACCCGAAAGCTATCAACCTATGGGATTCAAACGCCAAGAGAGGAACGCCGTCTAAAGGATTGATGCAGACCATTGATCCGACCTTTAATTCTAACAAGGCAAGCGGCATGAATGACATCTGGAACCCGATCCATAATGCTGCAGCTGCTATCAATTACATCAAAGGCAGATATGGAAGTGTCTATAATACGCCTGGATTGAGAAGTATCAGAAACGGTGGACCATATAAGGGTTATGCAAACGGTGGTTTAATCACGCAAGAGCAAATCGCCAGAGTGGGTGAAGGAAACAAGCGTGAATGGATTATTCCTGAAGAGCGCGGCATACGTGGCCGCTATTTATTGGCTCAAGCTGCACAGGCTTTAGGAATGGACGTATACGATCCGGGCAACACTGCATCATCTGAACTTTCACAAGGGCAGGTGCAAACAGTAACAGCTGGCACAGCAAATGCACCGTCTGCTTCTGGTGGTTCAAAACAGGTCATCATTAACTTTAATGGTGATCAGCACTTCCATAACGGCCAAGATGAAGATTCACTTGTTGAAAAGATCAAACGATCAATAGCTGAAGAACTAGAAGTAGAGATCAACACAGGAACGAAGGGAGTCGTGATCGATGGCTAAATCAAAATATCAATTATGGATTTCGCAAGGAAAGGACAAATTACGATTCCCTGTCCTTCCAGAGAAACTCGAATTGAACAACAACGTACAAAATGAATCTATCAAAGTATCAAAATTTGGCGAGCTCACATTCTTGGATGTACCAGGGGCTCGTCAAATTTCATTTACAGCCTTTTTTCCGAAGAAGTATACACCGATCGCTGAATATAAAAATATTCCATCACCAGAGAATGCAATTGCCAAAATAGAGCGATTCATGAAGTCAAAAAAGCCTGTACGCTTTATCGTTACTGGAACCAAAATCAATATGCAATGCAGCATAGAAAGCTTTAATCACAATGAAGGTACGTATGACGTCGGCGATCGTGAATTCACGCTGCAGCTGAAAGAATACAAAACCGCATCACCTAGAAAAATCAAACGGAAAGCCAAAAAGAGTAGCAAAAAACGCAGCTCAAAAGGTGCACCAAAAGTATACACCGTTAAAAAGGGCGATACATTGTGGGATATTTCTGGCCGCTTCTATGGTGATAGTACAAAATGGCGCCGCATTTGAAATGCGAATAAAGCCGCAATGATCAAACGAAGTAGACGCAATATTAGACAACCTGGGCATTGGATTTTCCCCGGTCAAAAATTAAAAATACCACAATAGGGGGGCTGACATTGATTGAGCTTTTTGCCATCAGAAGCGGCACCATGTACGAGCTTGTGACAGAGAGTGTGACACTTCGGGGGCAAAGGTATCAGGCTCCCCGCTCAATACAAGCAACAATCGTGACAAAACAAGGAAGTCAAAAGTATTACAGCATCAAAGAGGGTGACACTGTTCTTTTCAAGTGGAAGGGAAAAGAGCTTTTCAGAGGAACAGTGTTTGCAAGAACACCGAAGGACGAAAAGCTCACTTTTACCGCTTATGACATGCTTCAGTATTTGGTGAAGAACCAGGATGTATATGTCTTTGCAAACAAGCGGGCTGATCAGATAATGAAGCGGCTTGGTCAAGATTTTCAGATCCCGATGACGTCAATCGCTAACACTGGCCATGTCATTAAATCGCTTGTATTCAAAAACGATACAAGCCTTTATGACATCATCTTGCAGGCTCTAAGGGAAACAAAGAAGCAAACAGGACGTAACTATCAAATCTATTCTGCTAAAGGCAAGATGGGGCTGAGAGCTTGGCCTGATCCGTCCGAAGTATGGGTCATTGAATCAGGCGTGAATCTCATTGATTATCAGTACAGCACCTCGATTGAGGAAACAGCCACACGTGTGAAGATGAGAGCGACACATGTGGAAAAAATTAAGGTGCTGAAGAAGGAAAAAAAGAAATCTAAGACTACTGACAAAGATAAAGAAAAAGATAAGAAAACGACCAAACCTACGAAGCCGAAAACTGTCACGCAAAAGAAAGAGATTGAGATGCTGGCTGTGGCGAATGATAGTGCTGCTAGAAGCAAATACGGCATCCTGCAGCACGTCGAAAGAGTGTCAGGGGAGATCAACCAAGCACAGCTGCAAAAGAGGGCTGATGTTCGTCTCTCACAGAAAAAAAGCGTGAAAAAAGAACTCAAAAGTATTCAAGCTCTAGGTATTCCTGGATTACAAAGCGGCATGCCTGTCCGGATCATCATTCCGGATATCGGCATCAAAAAAACGTACTGGATCGATCAAGACAGCCATGAATTCAAAGGGGTTAAACACACCATGACGATCGATGTCGTTGAAAAGAATACAATCCCAACGGGGAATCAGTCATGAAACTAAGTGAGGCAATTAAGCGATTGGCCGTCAATGCTGTGGATGCACAATCACCAATGGAATTGATACTCGGTGATGTTGTGTCTGTTTCCCCTCTTAATGTCAGGTTGAATGAAAATGACAAACTCATCATTCCTGAAGAACTTCTTATCTGGCCAGCTCGATTGGACGAGGGAGAAGATGATGAGCTACAAGAAGGCGATAGTGTCATGGTCCTTGCGATGACAGGCGGCCAAACGTTTTACATCTTAGATAAAGTAGTAGGAGGTGGTTCATGATGGCACTCTCTCCAGAAGAAGAAATTGAAGATTTTGAGGAAGATGAAGAGGATATTGTTGAACCTTCGACTACCTACCGAATCGACTTTGAGTCTGGCCGTTTAACCAATGAAAAGATTAATGGTCTCGATGCCATTCGCCAATTTGTATATATGGCCCTAAGAACTGAACGATATTCGCATGCTGTTTATAGCCATGACGTAGGATGTGAGGTTCAAGAAGCTGTGTCTGATGAAGAATCAACGGACGAATACAAGGAGATGGAGATTCCGCGTCTAATAGAAGAAGCACTTCTTGTTGATGAGAGAATTGAAAGTGTGCAAGATTTTGAGGTCACAAAAGAAGGGGCAACCTTTAAAGTGCTCTTTAACGTGGTGACAGATGAAGGGACCTTGGAGATTGAGGAGGTGATCGGAGATGTTTGAGGAACAATCGTATGAAGCCATCATGGAACGCATGTTGGAACGTATACCCGATGATATTGATAAACGTGAAAACAGCGTCATATGGAATGCGTTGGCTCCTGCAGCTGCCGAACTTGCTCAATCTTATATATGGCTTGACCAAGTATTCGATCTTGTTTTTGCGGATACAGCGCAGGGAGAATTTTTAGATCGACGAGCCGCTGAAGTGGGGATCACTCGTAAAGCGGCCACAAGTGCTGTATGGTCTGTTGAGGTGACACCTGAAACTATCAGAATACCAACGGGATCAAGATTCTATATCAACAATCTGTACTTTCAATATCAATCTGACGGCACTTTGAAGTGTGAAACGACTGGTGCTGTAGGCAATGGGAATTTTGCAGAACTGCCGCTTCTATCACTTGATAACATACCAGGACTAGAGTCTGTCATCTTTGAAGAATTGAAGATACCAGGTCAAGAGGAAGAAGACGATGAAGCTCTGTATGAACGATACTTAATGAGAGCAAGACGTGAAGCTGTCAGTGCCAACAAAGCTCACTATAAAAAGTGGGCTGAAGAAGTTGAAGGAGTTGGCAGGGCGAAGGTCTTCCCGCTTTGGAACGGGGAAGGCACAGTAAAAGTTGTCATCACAGATGGGAATTTTGATGTTGCGACGGATCTGCTCGTCAATAAGGTCAAAGAGTACATTGATCCGGTTCCAGGAGAAGGAGAAGGGCAAGCACCGATCGGGGCTACTGCCACTATTGAAAGCGCCAAGTGGAAAGATGTTGAGGTGTCCGTATCTGTGGAGCTTAAAATGGATTACTCCATTGAGGATGCACAAGAGGAAATTGAAGAGAAGGTCAAAGCGCTTCTAAAATCACTTGCCTTTGAAGAAAATGTGATCAGAATGTCAGCGATCAATGACATTTTGTATCATGCGGATAGTGTGTCTGATTATGCGGATGTATTGATCAACGGTGAGGCAAAAAACTTACCGCTTCAGGACATTGAGATTCCGCGTCTAGGGCAGGTGAACGTTATTGAGCAAGCTTGACGAAATGAAAGCCTATCTACCTTCCTATCTAACGGAGATCACTGAATTTGATGAATTAATGAAATCAGAGGCTCCAGAGATGGAAAGGCTAGATGATTCTATTTTTGATATGACTGATCAACTGTTTCCGCTCACTGCCACGTGGGGGCTTAATCGATGGGAAAGGATGCTGAAGGTGCAGCGTGAGTCAGGTGATTCTATTGAGCTGCGCAGGGCACGTATATTGAATCTTATGTCCAATATTCCACCGATCACTTATGCTTCTTTAGAGAGGGCAGTCAATCGGTTCTTGAAGAACCCTAGCGCAGTGGTTCGTCTAACGACAGGCCGCTATCATTTCTCTTTACGGGTAAACCTGGATGATCTACAAAACACAAGATACATCGTTGAAACACTGGAAAATCTCAAACCGGCTCATTTGGCTTACAAATTCACAAGCGTTCATCACACAGACGTTCACAAAATAAAAGATTATCATAACCGGCTCACACTGCGCAGCAGAGTGGGCTTTTTTGATCACATCCCGATCCTGCTGAATGGGGAGTTTTTACTGAACGGCACTTTTTATTTGAGCGGATCGCGCAATTCAACTGACATCCCTGTTCGGTTTAGGCAGTCTTTAAAATTGGCTATGAAGTTCAAAAAAGAAATGAAAGTTCTTGGACGTACAAGATATGTCATGGTAGGAGCCAAACACGAAACGGATCAACAAGCGGCTCTTACGCTTCGATCGCGCTTCAATCAGTTTAGAAAAGAAAAAAAGAAAATGACATTCCGCATGGCTGCTCATGTATCAAATGAGCAAAGTGGAAGTGTAATCATTAAGCAGAAATATTGGACGCTTGATGGCTCAGTACCGCTAGACGGTTCAAAATATCTAGCTGCTACGTCCAAACAAATAGATTTATAAAGGAGGATCATAATGGCTGATCAATTAACCGTTACAACGCTTTATGCTCGGCAACAAATGGCGAAGGCTAGAGCGGAAGGAACGAAGCTCACAAAAGTGGTTAAGATGGCTTTCGGAAAGGGTGGGACGAAGGATGGGAAACCAATCTCACTAGACGGCACTGAACAAGAACTCAAAAAAGAACTTGTTCAAAAGGATATTGATTCATATGAGTTTATGGAACCAGCCAAAATTCGCTACACCTGCACCATTGCTGAAGGTGAGCTTGCTGGAGAAGTCATCAACGAATTGGCTCTTGTTGATGAAGATGGGAAGTTTACGGCCATTCGTACAATGACGGACAAGCAAAAAGATGGTGACATTGAATTCATCTTTGAGATTGATGACATCTATTAAGAAAGGAGCGATCATTGATGGACATTAAATCTCCTAAGACTTTTGAAACAAGTGACAAAGCTCATGCTGATCTGTTCAATGACATGGTGAAGGTATTACTTGAAAATGATACTGGACTGTTAGATCAACTCGGTGGCCATATTGGTGACACCAAGCCGCATGCATCAGAAGCAGAGAAGAAGAAATGGAATGAATCGCAGTTATATAAGATCACAGCTGATGACGGCAAATACTTGATTTCTGTTCCAGCTGATAAAAATATTTATGATGCGATTAAAGACAAGGGAACCTGTACTTTTATCGCTTCCCCAGGAGTAGAAGATTCTCCAGCCCCTAGTAACGCCTATTTAAGAGGAATACAGACAGTTGGCCAAGATAAGATTGGGACCGGTTTTGCGGTAGACACGTCAGGTAATGCGTATTACTTCTACTATAATTCTAGCCATATATCTATCACTTGGACGCAGCTGCCGTCAGTTGCCGAAAGGAATAAATGGAATAATGGTCAGTTATATAGGCTCACACCAAACGATGGAAGAATTGCAAGGGTTCCAAATGGTACCGATATATTTAAACTACCGACAGGTCCTTACATGGGAGCTCAACTCCTTAATACTCCTGTACAAAATGACGGGAGTTTTTATTACGTTGACGTTTTTGAAACAGCCTATGAGCAAAACGAAGTAGTATATAAACGTATTATCGCTACAAGATCTTTTGATAACATAACTTGGATTGGTACATTCCATGCTCAAGGTTTCAAAGGGTGGGAGAGAATTACAACCAGTAAAGATGCAAAACTCGACTGGAAGTTCCCAACAATTGAAAACGGATGGAAAACATACAAATCCGAGGTCAATAATGACTATCGGGTTCGCGTTGCGAAGGATGCGATGGGGATTGTTCATGTAACTGGAGCCATCGCAGGTGGAACAATTGGGGATGTACATGCCTTTATGTTGCCAGAAGGATGTGAGCCACCATTCCCTATTTATAATGTAGGCATTGCATCTAGTACAGGAGGATTTAAGGGACCTCAATTTAGTCGTCAGTATATAGCAACGAATGGTCGATTTATCATACAAGATACAACCAGCAATAATGAATTCATCACAGTTAACTGCACCTTTAAAGCAAAGGAGTGATTTTATGAAGCCTATATACGCCTTTGATAAAGATTTTAAGTATATAACTGGTGGAGATAAAGAAATACCCGATGATGCTGAAATTCCAGAGGGTTTTACAGATGTTCAACCGCAAGAAGGGTTGTACATCGCAAAATACAATCCTTCAAGTAAGACATGGAGCGAGTCGGCAACCCAGGAGTACATTGATAGCTTACAAACAGAGCAACCGCCGTATGATATTGATTTACTAAAACAGCAAAATGCGGTGTTAACTAAACAATTGAGTCAGCTTTCAAAAGATGCAGCTGCAGCTAAATTGCGTGAGGCACAAATGGCAAAACAATTGGCTCAACTCATGACTGAGATTCAGGAGTTGAAGGGTGGTGAAAAATCATGATATATCCAACAGTTGCGGATATAAAGCAGTTTTGGGATTGGAAGTGTTATGGTCCAGAGGATATTGCTTTTTATGTAGAAATCGGTTGGATTAACAAAGAAGACTATGAGGAAATAACAGGAGAACAATACGAAGCCTAGAGGGGCTTTTTATTTTGCCTTCTTTAAGGAGGTGGACAAAGTGAAGGAGTAGGTGAGTATGGTGGAAATGGATTTGGCTCAATATTTGATGACACAAGGACCCTTTGCGGTTCTTTTTTGTTGGGTATTGTTTTATGTTCTCAACACGACAAAGGAAAGAGAAAACAAGCTCAATGAACAAATCGAAGCGCAAAATGAAGTGTTAGCAAAGTTTAGTGAAAAGTATGATGTCGTGATCGACAAGCTCGATAAAATTGAACGGAATTTAAAATAGGAGGGAACATTTATGAAAAACTTCGACAAAGGCACGGTGATCCGCACGGTGCTTCTATTTATGGCATTGATCAACCAAGCGTTAATTCTATTTGGCAAGCCAATATTGCCGATCAGTGAGGATCAAGTCACTTCATTGGCTGAGACATTGTATCTTGCTTTCTCAATGATCTTCACAATCGTAACAACCCTTGTTGCATGGTTCAAAAACAACTATGTGACTGACAAAGGCAAGTTACAAAAAGAAGTCCTGAAACAAAAAGGATTAACAAAATAA